TCCAGTTTCGCTTGGGAGTAGATGGACAGGGAGCCTCCAACAGACTTGAGACTGTCCAGTTTCGCTTGGGAGTAGATGGACAGGGAGCCTCCAACAGACTTGAGGTTAGGAGCTTCCAGTTTCGCTTGGGAGTAGATGGACAGGGAGCCTCCAACAGACTTGAGACTGTCCAGTTTCGCTTGGGAGTAGATGGACAGGGAGCCTACTATATGTTCAATACCCTCTAATTTTTTATTCCATTCTTTAAAATTGTTCTTTGTTATTTCTACATTGCCATTATATGTTTTCATATATTCCTCCTTTTACTGAAATGCATTGGTAATTTTTGAATCAACTTCTTTTATTTGCACTAATCGCTGTATTCTTAATAAGAATCAAATAATAATCTAATACTTCTTTAGTATATTTTCTACCTAATTCATCTGCATAAAGAGTTATTGTTTCTATATCTATTGATCTTAGTTTTGATATTTTTTTCATATAGATTTTTTGTGACAAAACGGACATAAAAACATTGAAACTGTTCTTTTGCAGTATCTACATTCATGGCTTTGTTCCCATATTGCCTTTTTAGAACTTCGTGTTATTTTCTTTTTCATAGGATCACCTTGATTATCACGCTTATCATGGCAATAACAGGGTGGCGCGTTACAAATAAATTCCACATTGCTTTTATCATGCGTTCCTCCCTGACTTCTCTTTTTAAGATGATCCGGGGTGAGTTGATGGTAGTGATTACAGTCTGGACAAATACCCACTATAAATCTACCAACAATTCTATATTCCCCGGTCTTTCGCAATTCATTAACCAACTTTCGTCTTGCTATCCACCAATCGCGCGTCTTTTTTCCTACTTTGTTTATCATGTACTTTTAGTTTTTGGTGTCGCGCTTTTTTAATGTGATTGCAATATGTTGCTCCCCTTTTTGAAAATATAGAAGCTGGACAATTACAACCCCAAGATCCATCTGGTAACTGTCGGACAATGTATGTCTTGTTCGGATTGCTAAACGACTTTATCTGAAAGAAACGTGCTTTGTCCATGTTCGTCAAATTGAATATCGTGAGTTAATACAAACAATCCCGGCACTTTGTTTTCGATAACATACCCTTTTTTGCGTAAACCCCATATACGAGCGTTATATTGTTGTGTTCCTAGTCCTCCCATTGGTTTTGTCATAGTAAATTCCCAAGCGTATGCGCCTTTTTCTCCTCTTTCGCGCAATAGTTGTAAAATTAGTTCCTCTTGAGTAGGACTTTTGAGATAGCCATTTTTCATAAATATCTCTCAAATCTTCGTAAAAAACTTATATTGTTAAATAACCAAAAGAGTATATTGTTGATCCACATCGGATATTTATATCCCCAATCTGGAAAATAGGTTAATTTTCGATATTTATTTTCATTTTTTTCCAAAAGCCTTATTGACTCCATCAATTCTTTTTTTGTTACTCTGTCTTTAGAAGAAATAGGTCGCGTTAATCCATATGCTCCATTACCAAAAAAAATAGTTTCTTTTAATGCTTTTCGTACTTCGCTGTCAATGGTTTTTCTCATACTATCTTCCCCCTACCTCAAATATCCTCAAGTATTCAGTTATTATTTTTTTATGTGCTTCGTCTGCTACTTTCTCTGTAAACTCTCGGTTCAATCCATAATCCATTTGAGCGACAAGAGTTCGGATCGCGTTGCGTACTGCTTCGTTAAATTCGTGATAGGTACTGGTATATTTGTTTTTCATATTACTTAAATTTACAATTCTGACCGTAATAACAATAATTGTTTGTGCATCTTCCGTTCTCATCTAATCCTCCGCTAAAGTCGCCTGCTTCCAGTAGTTTTATAGCCTTCTCAATCCATTCTAAAGCATCCTCTCTATCTTTTTGAGTCAATGGGACACTATAGTATTTCGGAGGTGTTGTAGCCCATTGTGTATCGTCTAAACAGGTAATTAAAACGCTTTCGGTATAATCTGGTTTGGCTAACGCATAGATTTTTCTTTGATAGGATTCAACAAATTTTTTTAATCCCCACTCTGTTCCAGTTTTTATTTCCCCAAACCGTTTGTTTTCTGGGTCTTGTGCATCAATATATCCTCTGATGCCATATTTATCAGTTATCGGTATTTCAAATTTACACCGATCATCAAAATCTTTTTCTTCAACTATCGGAAATTTATAGGGAATATGTTTTAATAATTCATTCGGCTCTTTGCCTGAAAGGTGCGATTGAATAATCGAATGAATCCTATGTCCATTTCTAAAGAACTCATTGTCTGGCACTTTTGCCCCCATCATTTTTGACAGCCAACAATGACTATTCTCTGGTTGTAGACAATTATTGATAGTTGAGAATGATAAATAAATCATATTATCCTGCTTTCTGTCTTTTTTCTTCGTTCAAATCGGTAATAAGCGGATACTCGCTATAAGTAATTCCATCAACTTTTGCTCCCTTTTTGATGATATTTCCTAAAAACGTTGTATCTATGACCTCTTTGATTGCTCCAAATCCACGGACTTTTTCAATATCTACTTTAGAATAATTGGCACGTTTTGCTCTTGTGACCGCATAACGACCAAATACTCTCCCATCTCCTTCAAACGTAGTGAGTAGCACTTGCCCGGACTCTTTTCGGATCTTCTCAATGACTCCACCGAGATCTCCTAACATTTTTGTCATTTCTGCTAATTCTTCTTGTGACATTTCCCCTAAAATTACTGGATCAAATTTGGTTATAAAATCAAAGACTTTTTTCATATAAGTTTTCCTTTCACATCGTTTAACCATTCCTCAATTTTTGCTCTAATTGCCTCGTCTGTGAGCGTCATTGAATCGTTTTGCGCTTCCTGTTCTTCTTCTAAAATTTCTTTTATAAAATCAAAAAGCATATCAGATAGGGTGGTCATACTTTCCTCGCTTTCTTTGTTCCTAACTCTCTAATCATGTCTGATGCCTGTTGTCGGGTGAGTTTTCCGTTTTCTGGTAGCACTCCCCCCATATTTTTAATAGTTTCAATGACATTCTCGTCTGCTGGCTCATTACCATTCTCTACGACTACTACTCTTTCTATTGGCGTGTCATCCCATCTTTCCGACTCATCATAGACTCCTGCAAGAAGCTCTGGAAACGCCTCTGAAAGACATTGAGATTGAGCGACTTTCTTTATCATGGTTTCCGGCTTGCTTTTCCAAATATATGTTTCTCTTTTATATTCAGCAAACGGGACTGTTACGGAAAACTGTTCGTCATAATCATCTCTTGTAATTGTACAGACTGCACCGTAGAGCGTTCCACCTTCCCACGGAGTAACTGTTTTGGTTATTTTTTCTGTTTTTCCTTCCACAATCTCCATTCGCTCTATGATTATCCCATCGGGCTTTGTTTCTTTAACTGTTGAATATATTGGAGAATCTACCTGTTTTGTATAAATAGGCGTTGTCTTTATAGACTTGAGATGTCTAGTTTGACTTGCAATTTTTCTTTTTCCATCGCGGGCGGATATGGTTATCATCTTTCGTACTTTTTCTCCCCCGATTGTTTCAAAGGAGGCATACGCGAATATCTCGCCATTTAAGGGATTCAAACCAAGTTTCTGCGCTTTATAAAGAAACAAGAGAAGCTCATTATCATTAAGCGTAGGGGCAATCGTTGTTTTGACAAACGCAAGTTGCTTTTCATCAAAATCTTTCTTTACAGATGATAATTCTGAAAATTCTTGTTTTACTAAAGATACGGGTTGCACATACTCTTTTTTATTATTATCCATACTACCGCCTTTCCAAACCAAACCTAACGAATCCAAGATTTTAAGGCTGGTTTAATTTTTCTTTTAATAATTTAGCCTTCTGTTTTTTAATGATCTGTCCCACGCGCTGTTCTGTAATATCGTAGGAGATGGCGATTCCCCTATAAGTATTGCCGGGAACACAGCTCAACTCATAGATTTTTTTATTGCGTTCTGTTTCTTCTTTTGGTACAAGTTTTATAGTCATGGTTTATTTATACTCTTATTAAAGTATCTTGTCAAGCACTAATTTATTGTAGGCTTTTTCTTTGATTTATTAAGCGTTTTAATCACAATAACCAATCCGCAAGAACGACACACATATCCTTCCATTGGATAATTGCACCGGGGACATGATAGTTGTTTTTTCATACCTTTCCTTTCTTTGAACATTTTTTACACACTTGATATCGCCCGCCAACATGAATCGGTGACTGCTCCGGGGTAAGCCAAACTCTTTCCGTTGCTTCTTCTTTATGGCACACCTCGCATTTAGATTTCATAGACATTCTGCTGGTAAATCCAGTCGTTGATCGTATACAGTAATGACGACAGGGACTTTATGATTGAAATTAACCACAAACAAATACGTTCCGTTCCGAATAGTCTTTACTCCTTCTTCTTTCTTTGAGTGGTGTTGCATCTCATCCTCTACCCCGGACATAATAAGATGGCGCGCTTGTCCAAACCCCAACCGAAAGCATTTCATCCGTTCCTGTGCGTGATAGGTAAAGCAATATCTCATACAGTAGGTAAAATGTCCTTGTTTGATTCAATAATTCTATTAAATTCCAGATTTGTTTGATATGTTCGTTTTTTCCATGCTTCATACCGATCTGAAAAATCTTTTAATTTCCGTAGTGATTCCTGACTTATTCTCGTTCCAACAATTTTAGTGATTGCATCTTTCCCCCTGCGACCAATAGTTTCAGTTTTTTCTTCCATAACAACAAGGGGGACCCATTGACCATACGCATTTTGTTTGATAATTTCTTCCTGTTTAGCCTTCTCAAACCATTCTTTGTCCATGAATCGCCAGTATGATCCTATTCCGAGATCAATTATCCCTTTTGCCTCAAGGCGTTTTTTTGCGCTTATTTTTACTTTCAACCATTCTTTGTTGTGCGCCCATGTTTGGATTTGTTTAGAAAAATCCTGTGATGACATCATGTTTTTCCTCCTTTTTTGAAATACACAGTACGATTAAGATACTTCTGCATATTATTTGCTACATTCATCATGTCAAAGGTGTTATCGTGCCAGTAGGGATCAGCCCACATCTCATCAATAACAAACCGTATATCAGCTTCGGAGTAGTCAGTGTTGAATATCTTTGAGAGAGCTGTTGTTTGTTTGACATAATTTACATATTCATGGGTAATTCCTTGGATTTCTCTACAATAACGGATAAGACTTTGTTGTTGGAGTTGTTTCTCGCTTAGTTTTTTGGGGATTCCCGACTTGTCGGGTAATATTTCTTTTGTAATAGTTTCTTTATTTTCTTTTGTGTGTTCCTTTTTCCCTACTAGTATTGGTTCCTTTTTCCCTACTAGTCTAACCGAAAACCCTACTAGTACCTTTTTCCCTACTACCCATTGAGAATATAGCTTGTTGAAGCCATAAGTGTTTGTTCCTAGTACCTTTTTCCCTACCACTAGTACCTTTTTCCCTACTAGCTTTGTAAGTGCCTCTCGTACCGATGGTCGGGATAATCCTGTTTTTTTTTCAAATTGCGTTAGTGAAATTGCATCCTCTTTTTTGTGCCACCCCCACGTTTTTCTTAAAATAACCCACAGTATTAACCATTCGTTTCCTGAAAGATGAAATGACGATAGTTTTTCTGCTATTTCATTAGCAATATCTATATGACCATTCTCAGTCTGTGGATTTTCCATAATTCTCTCCATCTATCTGATTTGGGATAACAACGTAGCCTTTTCCTAAACACGCTTGACAGGTTTTTGCACCATATTTGAGCGTTCCGAAGCCATTACATACAGGACATCGTTCAGCGTGGGTTTGTGGGGTTATTTTTTCTTGAAGATTATCCATCTGTCCATCCATATTTTTAACGTATACCCAAAAAATAATCTTGTCAAGTCCTCTTTTCTGGTGTGCTATACTATCTCTATATGACCCCTACAGAAAAACCGAAGGTGTCTCGTGATTCACTCCGACAGAAAACGCTCGCAAAACTAATCGTTGAAAATCATGGGAAAAGCCCTATAGGAAAACTGATGATACAAGCAGGATATACAAAAGCGTATTCTACTAACCCAAAAGAATTAAAGAAAACGCTTAACTGGCAACAGCTCATGGACAAATATCTTCCCGATGATCTTCTCACAAAGAAACATCAAGCGCTACTAAATAAAAGAGAGTTCATAGTTGTTGGTAAAAAAGGAGATCGGGAAGTTTTGCCAACTGGAGAGGTAGACGCATACGCAGTTTCTCAAGGGTTGGCGTTAGCCTATAAAGTGAAAGACAAGAATCCTATTGAACGACACAAAGTAGACGGCACAATCAAAACCATAAACATTGTCAGCTATGGAGACAAATAATCCCGAAGCTATTACGCTCCCATATAATTTTAACCCCCGAAGCTACCAACTCCCGTTTCTCAGGGCGATGGATAATGGATATAAGCGGGCAGTTCTTGTCTGGCACAGGAGATCAGGGAAAGACTTGACCGTTGTCAACTTCACTATCAAGAGAATGTACGAGCGTGTAGGCGCTTACTATTATCTCTTTCCTACCTATAGGCAAGCAAAGAAAGTTATTTGGAATGGCATGACGCGAGATGGTAAAAAGTTTACTTCCTATTTCCCCGAACCTCTTATAAAACGAATTGACAATAGCGATATGTTTATCGAGATGGATAATGGATCTACATTTCAGTTGGTTGGAAGCGATGAGATTGATTCAATCATGGGTGTTAATCCAGTAGGGTGTATATTTAGTGAATGGTCACTCCAAAATCCTACAGCGTGGGATTATATACGCCCGATCCTTGCAGAGAACGGTGGATGGGCTGCCTTTATCTATACTCCGAGAGGAAGGAATCATGGGTATACACTTCTTGAAACAGCGCGGGCATTTCCTGATATTTGGTATTCCGAAGTATTGACCGCAGACAAGACACAAGCTATCCCGGCAGATATTCTTTCTCAAGAACGATTGGAAATTATTAAAAAAGACGGAAACGATGCTCTTTATCAGCAAGAGTATATGTGTAATTTCGATGTACCAATACAAGGCGCTTACTATGCAGATCAGCTTATGATGGCAGATAAGGAAGGAAGGATAAGCGGAGTGCCCTACGATCCTAATACAGAGGTTCACACGGCATGGGATTTGGGGATGGATGATTCTATGACAATATGGTTTTTTCAGTTAGCCGGGAGGGAGTTTCACTTTATTGATTACTACGAAAGCAATGGGGAGGGAATAAATTATTATATTAAATATCTCAAAGACAAACAGTATATCTATGGCAAACACTACGCACCGCATGATATAAAAGTGAGAGAATTGTCTACAGGGAAAAGCAGATTTGAAACTGCTGATAGTTTGGGAATAAAGTTTGAGGTTGTTCCGAAGCTGTCTATTTGGGATGGAATACAGGCAGTACGAAATATGCTTCCGAAGTGTTGGTTTGATAAAATAAAATGTGAACGTGGTTTATCCTCGCTCCGAAGCTATCACAAAGAGTGGGATGAGGACAATCAAGTATTTAAGAATAAACCAGAACACGACTGGTGTGTTGCTGGAAATACAAAAGTTAGAACAACACATGGATGGATTCCTATTAAAGAAATAAAAGTAGGAGATTGTATCTATGGATTCTCTCAAAAAGAAAAAAGAATAGTTCCAGCAAAAGTAACAAAAAGCGGAAAAACAAGAGTAAATACAGAAGTTGTTGAGATAGGATTAAATAATGGGAAGTCTATTGTTTGCACCTCAGATCATAAGTTTATGTTGAGAGATTCTACCTATAAAGAAGCTAAAGACTTAATTGAAGATGATAGTTTAATGCCTTTTTATGAGTCTAAAAATAGAAAATATATTGAAATTGATCTGAACGATGGAACATTTGCAGATGAACATAAATATATTTATTCTCGTTTTAACGGTTGTGTGGAAGAAAATTATCATATAGATCATATAGATGGAAATCATTACAACAATGATCCGTCTAACTTAGAAAAACTTGAAAAAGATGAGCATTGTAGTAAAACATTTAGGGGTCAAAATAATACAGAAAGAAAAGAAATTGACAAAACAAATTATGGTAGAGAATTTTATAGTAGAGATTCTAGATTTGTAAAATGTAAATTTTGTAAAAAAGAACGATGGTTAAATTATAAAAAATCTTATTGTTCAAATAAGTGCAGAAATTCATTTAGAAGCATACGAGACAATTCAGGGTTAGTTCCATCACGTTCAAAAGAATCCAAACTAGAAAAGAACAGAAAACAAAGAGAAAAATATTGGCTTGAAAAAAATCATCGTGTTAGATTTATAAAATGGTTAGAAAAGAAAGTGGATACTTATGATATTGAGGTTGCTGGCTTAAACAATTTTGTTGCAGAGGGAGTAGTTATCCATAATAGTTCTCATGGATCAGACGGATTCAGAAGTTTTGCAGTAGGGTTTCAACAATTAGTTCAGCAACAATCAGCAGTAAACGTACCAGTACACTTCGATCCATATTCATAAACTATGCCTGAAACTTTTACACCACACAAAGAAGAAAGAATGATAATAGTAAAAATAAGTTGCCGGGAGGCACACTTGTTGAAGGTGTTGCGAAAATATAGTTTTGGTACGATAATAGTACACAAGGCAAATGGTATCCTTATCCGAGTTGAACCAAACGAGAGTCAACTTATAAGCGAGGATGAAGGAATGGATTTGCAATTAAAATAAGCGTTTCATGGAAAAACCAAGGCGTTTATCACTCAATGGAGTGGTAGGCGCTTTTTTTGTACAAAGGAGGTACATATGTACGACACAGTTATGCCAATGCACGAGGGGAGAGTATTACCACAGTTTTCGCTTCGGGAGATTGATTTGCCACAGGTCATAGAATGGGAAGTGAATGGGGAATACTACGTTGTTATGAAAGTAAAAATGTTGGGAAAAAGAATCCAACAAATATCAGATGCACCAGAGGACAGACAACGAATAGAGGGAGATTTTGAAATGAGAAGTATTAAAGCTGTTGGAGATAAACCTATTGATCCGAAGCGACTCGAACAAGCAGAAATGGAAACAATAAAAGCCAAGGCACTATCAGGAGAATAACATGAATGACCTATCGCGGTTACAGGTTCGTAAAAACGATACCGAACACGCATGGGGTGATGTCGGAAATAAAGCTAGTGATGAACATATCCCTGTTGATGTAAAAAGCATTGAGGCTTTGGACATAGAAATTGGTGCTGTTGAATTAAAAGACGGAACAACAGACCAGCGTGCAGTAGTCAACGGATTCGGGTACCTCATGGTAGATGGGTCGGGGACAACCCAGCCAGTGACAGGATCTGTTTCCGTAACAACGATTGACCCCACTATGGTTCGCGGAGCAGATGTAGCAGTAGGAACTACACCAGTTGAACTTACCTTTACAGGAACTACAAAATCTATATCTATTAAGGCAGCGTCTACCAATACTGGGATAATTTATGTAGGAACTTCAACAGTCCTGTCAGATGGTACAAACGCATTCGGGGAACTTACAGCAGACAGCTCTTTATCTTTCGATTATAACGATGGCGATTTGGCGATTTATGTCGTTGCCTCTATCGCCGCACAAAAAGTGTATAAAATGACAGTAGAATCATGACAAAAATACAATACACATCACCAGGGTTGGGATATTTAGACACCCGTTATCTTAGGCTTGATTGCGCCAATGACCCTTTAACAGAACCGTTACAGATTTCAAAAACCATTACTGACTCCGATTCTGGTTCTTTTCACAATTTGCTAAATATAACTGGAACCAATGCAGCAACCTCTAAAAATTTAAGAGGAGTATATGCAGAGTTGCATAGTAGTGGAACCACTAGTGGGACAATGACGGGTGGCGATTTCCGTGTGTATCACGATGTTGGGGCTGTACTTTCCTCCATGAACGGGCTAAACGGGTTTGCTAACGCATATGCTCCGTTGACTGAATTATATGGGTTGAATTTCTCTGCTAATGCAAGTAGCACAGCAAATAAAATTTATGGGATGCAAGTTGTTGCCAGAAGTTCATATGCAGGGACAAACCCAGTGATTTATGGTGCACTTTTGGAAGTAGGATCATCTGGTTCTAGTGCTGTTATTACAGATACCTACGGCGTGAAACTTACCGTTGACGCAGCAGGAACGCTCACAAACTTCTATGGTTTATATATCCCTACCACAGCAAATATTACAAATAGGTATTCAATTTATAGTTTGATGGGAAATGCCTACATCCAAAATGACGTAACAACAAATCCGAATTTAACCTTGCAAGCAGTCGCTTCTCAGACAGGAGCTTTCCTGAAGTTAAATAACTCAAGCGGAACGCCACTCTCTGTATTGGACGCAAACGGTTATTTGGGGATAGGAACGGCTTCTCCATTACAAAAAATTCATCTAAAACAAACAGGTGGGGATAACGGTATAGTTTTTGACCAAGACCAAACACCTACAAATACAGCAAATACGCTAGTTGGTACAGGAGCAAGTGATGGTTCCAATGGAGGCTCAAGATCATGGACTAATCCCACCAGAATCGTAGCAGGCGATGGATTATATGCTTACGCTTCTCTTGTTAGTTCGTCAACAGATTTATCGTATTACTTGGTCGGGACGAATTGTAGTTTTGCTTTATCCGCTAACGCAGTAGTCACAGGAATTAAGGTGACTATAAATAAATGGCAATCTAGTAGTTCTGGGGCAATTAGCGATGATGCAATTTATTTGTGGAATAGCGGAGTAATTGCAGGGGGAAGTAATAAGGCTGACGCTGTAACGGTTTGGCCAACAGATACTTCAAACGTCATAACGTATGGTGGTGCTGGTGATATGTGGGGATTGACGACCACAGAGCTTAATCCAACCACCATTAACTCTTCGACGTTTGGCGTGTGTATGTCGGCAAGGAACGCCAATACAACCAGTTCTTTCGCCCGTGTTAATTATTACACCATTACAATTTACTACAACGATGGCGTTGATAGAGAGTGGGTTATCGGAAACGACTATTCAAATAATGGTTCTTGGAATATTTCACGAAGCACAACAATCGGCACAAATAATGTCCTGGTGATAGACACTACAAGTGGAATAAGTCTCTTGGAAGAAGTAACAGCGACAAACAATATACTGATTGATTCAGACTCCTATGGACTGAAACTTGGTGCAGACCAGGATTTATTACTCTACTCTGACGGTGCTGGTGTTTTGTATATTAAACCAACGGTAGCAGATACAGATACAACGGTAAACTTCTTTGGGACTACAAATTCAGGCCAGTTGAAGTGGATGGAAGATGAAGACTATTTCCAATTCACAGATAAAGTTCTTCTTGATGACAAACTCATGTTTACCCAAGTGGATGGGAATGAGTATATAGACTCATTAAATGACGGATATTTGGATTATGGAGCAACAACAGGACATAGACTCCTCATAGGAGGAACGGAACAGATAAATCTTATTGATGGGGTATTGGAACCAACAACAACAAATGATATAGATTTAGGGACTTCATCGTTGTTGTATAAGGATATTTGGGAAACAGGGAAACACTATTTTAGGGATAGTGCGATTTACGCATGGTCAAGCGGAGATGGATGGATGAATTTGGTGGCAGATACAGGTGTTGAGATAAATGCGCCAATATTAAACGGTACTAAACTTGTTATGCAGGAGGCGGAGATAGGCGATGATGCCAGTAATTATACTGATATAGATACCGATGGAGTGATAAGTTTTAACGGTTTAGCTGGAATAGTTTTACCTCATCTCATGCAATCAGATAATACTGACCAGACGATTGCGGATGACACTGAAGAACAGATAATAACTTTTGATACCGATGTTCATCATAATGGAATTACCAGAACATCATCCTCACGATTTACTATTACAAAAGTAGGTTCTTATCTTTTAACATTTAGTGCTGTAGCATTATCGGGAACTGCTGGAAAGAAGTTGGCAATATGGATGAAAAAGAATGGAACGAATGTTGATAGTAGTACCACATATTATACATTTAAGTCAGCTAACGCCAATGCCGTGATAACCGTTACATTTCTATACCATTTCGCTGTCAATGATTATTTTGAGTTTTGGATGTATGGCAACGATGAAAGTATAAAATTAGACTACACCGCAGCAGTAGCAGATAGTCCGGGCGTTACGCCAGCTATTCCTGCGTGTCCATCAATCATAATGACGTGTAATTATGTAGGAAAAGATTAGGAGGTAAAAATATGGCAACCATTGATATAAATATTACCATTCCAGATGATAAAGTAGATAATGCAAAAAATGATTTTTGTGCCTATCACGGGTTTGTCCAGAATGGAGAAACGAGAAACCAGTTTATCAAAAGGAAAATGAGAGAATATTTCAAAAACAGTATCAAAGCCTATCGGGCAACGATTAGTGCAGAGTCAGCCAGAAGTGCTACAATAACAGAAGTAGAAGCAATAGAAATGACATAATAAAAGGAGGCATATATGAAAGTAAATATATTATCAGCGATAAAAGACTATAAAGGCGAAAACATAAAGAAAAACGAGAAGGAAGATATAACCTGGCAAGATGTGGTTTACACCTCTCTGAATAATTTTGCACCAGGAGAACAGCCAACTAGCGAAGTAAAGCAAAAATGTTATCAGATTACAAAGAAAATTTACGATTCTAATGAACCGGACTTAACCGTATCGGAAATAGCATTTATCCTTGAAAGGATAGAGAAAATTCAAATGATGCCAATAATTTGCGGAAAAGCGAAAGAGTTTTTTGATAAAAAAGAAGAAGAGAAGAAATAGTGGTATACTAATTACATGGAAGATATACCGCCCATCAAATCAAAAGAAGTAAAGGGAAGGGTTACTGTTCTTCGGTCTATTCCATACAAAGACCATACGATTATTATCCGTAGAATTGACAGGGATATGTTTGAGTATGTTGTAAGCAAATCCCCCATCTATTCTTCGTGGATTCAGATAAAACCCCGGAAAGGAAAGACACATCTCTCTAAAAGTGAGGTGCTTGCGAGCATGAACCTTATTCTCGCAGGTGGTATGGCTACCGTTGATATGCTATACGGAGATACACTAGAAGAAGATAAACAGAAGATTGTTGATGTATTTGAAAAATCAAAAGAAATGGTATTAAATACGACTAAGGTGGTGAACTAATATGCCTCAAGCGTACTTAGACTGTATAAAAAATGGTGGTAGAGTAAGAAGTAAACGAATTGACAAAACTCATTATATGCCAATTTGTTTTAAGGATGGAAAATCGTTTGCAGGTGAGACTAAACAGTACAAAAAAATACTGAAAGGAAAGAAAAAATGAAAGAATTTATTTGGGAAGTACGGGAATATGGGTTCAAGATTGCGTTTGGCAATCTACTTATTGGACTGCTAAAGACATATTTGGGCGCTAAAAGGATTCAAATAACCTATGAAAGATCAAAGTCAAGCCATTAAAGATTTTGGCAAGGAAGATTCCATTGATCCGTTTCAAGCATTGGTAAAACAATGTAGTACGGAATATACCCTCGCTTGGTTACATCAAAAACCAAAAAAAGATGAATGGCAGGTACGCCTCAAACTCTACAATAATCAGAAACGTGATAAAGATGCTGTCGGTGATACAACGATGTTTACTATTCATCAGACCGTTCTTGCTTCTCTATATGTTGATAGACTTGACGCAACCTTCGGAGCAAAAGAACAGGGAGATGATGAGGTGGCAGAAAATCTTAATGCAATGGCAGAAAATGACTATGATGCAATGGGAAAAGACGAACTTGATTATGATTGGGATTGGGACACATTATTTTTTGGTCGTGGACTTTTAGATACAAGCGAGTTTAAGCGTGATCCAGAGAACAAGATTTATATTCCTACTCCTTATGTAGTTGATCCAATTCCATTTCTTCGTGATTCGTATGCCCGGTCAGTAAATGGAGACATGGAAGGAAGGGGATCAGCACGATTCTTTGGGTATGAAAAGAAAATGACAAAGTCAGATATGGAAAGTCATCCTCATATTTTTTCTGATATAAAGTTTGAGGAATTAAAGTTTGGATCAGGAACGCAATCTATTCTTGGAGATACTATCGAAGCAAGAAATCAGGCACAGGGACTTCAGTCTATAAACAACAAAGATCTTCAAGAAGGTAATCTAGGAGCAAACGCGGAGTACACCATTACAAAGTGGCATACACACTATGAAGTCAATGGAAAGGTTGAGAAAGTCATTGTATGGCTTGCAAACGATAGGACAAAAGTTATTGGAATACAGGTTATCAAAACTCCATATTGGCAATTAGTGGATAGACCTCTCTATCCTCACTCGCACGATTGGGATGGTACGTCAATTCCAGACTTAACAGAGGATAAACAACGGGCAAGAGCTGTTGCACAAAATCTTGGACTTGATGCAATGAAGGGCGATCTTTATCCCATGTATATTTATGATTCCAATAGAATTACTAATAGAAATGATCTTAATTTCAATTTCAATAAGTTTATTCCTGTTGATGTAAAAGATAAACCATTGTCTGATGCGCTTCTTCCTATGGTTAAAGCCCGACCAAACCTCCAACTTCTTGATTTTATTTACAACTCTCTTGATATGTCAGCACAAAAGAGTACCGCAACCCCAGACATTCAACAGGGAATACAATCTCAAAAAGATAGACCGCTCGGAGAAACGAATCTCTTGGCTTCTAAAGTAGATACCCGCTATTCATTGTCTGCTAAAGTATTTGGATGGAGTGAACGGAGATTTTGGGGTATTCACTGGTATGGACAATATAAAGAAAACTTTAAGGATTCCATAGATGAAAAGGTTTTGCGTCTTGAAGGAGCGTTTGGAGCAAAGTGGCGACCATTAAAGAAAGATAATATTATTGCAAAGGTTGATCCAGATGTAAAAATTGAAAGCAGAATATTAAGTCGGGCAAAACAACTTGAGGAACGACAGGCACTTACCGCATATTTTGGACTTGCATTGTCTGATCCGACAGCAAATAGACGATGGGGATTAAAGAAATTAGGGAAACTTAATGGATTAAAAAGAGATGAGATCGATAGGTTATTCCCTCCAACGATTGATGAACGGGAAGCTGAAACAGAAAACGTCATGTTAAATAAAGACAAACTTGTTCCTGTATTGCGAGAACAAGATCATAATATCCATCTTGAAGTCCATGCAAAAGCAAATCTTACAAAAGCTACAGAAGCTCACATTGCTACCCATGAGAAAGCACTCATGGTTCGGAGAACTAATCCAGAGTTATTTCCTGAAAATATGGATGAAACTGCATTTAGTCCACCGGGGACTAAACCATTATCACAACCAACACAAAACCAAAGACAACCAATGGGAATGAAACCAAGTCAAACCAGTGGTATTCCAACCGCATAATATGACCGATCTTGTTTTTGATACACCAGAAAAAGTAAAGACAACGATAGATTCTTTCCGATCACTTCTTGTTCATCCGGGGTGGATATTGTTCAAACAGATTGCAGATGCAAACATAGAGGTACTACGCGAACAATTAGAAAATGGTATAGAATCAGAAACAAAGGCTGATGTGGACAGGATTCGGGATAAGTTAAAAATGCTTCGGGAGATGTGTAGCACTCCAGAGATAATGATTAAGAAGTTAGAAGATAAACCTACAGATATTCCTTCTTCTGATCCCTATCAAACAGTCGATGAATTTAGAGAAGAACAGAAAAAACAAAAAGTTGACAACGAAACTTAGACTCTTTATACTTTCATTATAACGGAAAAACCGAAAAACTTATGTCAGACGAAACTCCAGAATTAACTATTGAAACTGTAACAGCAACTCCAGTAGAGGAATTGACTGATGACCACAAAACTTTTCTTCAAGAACACGCAGAGGAATTATCCGATGAACAAAAAGAAACCTTTAAGAGTGTGTTGACGAAAGAAGAAAAAAAAGAGGAGATTATTGATCCCGATAAAATTGAGATAGAAGAACGGAATAAAGCAAAGGAAATTAAAGAGGATAAACCAACAGAGGATGATCCTGAAGTTGATCCAGACGATGAAAAAGCAATTAGCAAGGTTGTGGATAGAAAGTTGAAAGCAGTACAGGAACAACTAAAAGAAGTACAGGCTTTGCGTGATGAAGCAGAAGTAACCGCGTTTATTCAAGCAAAACCTGAATTTAGCAAATATAAAGGAGCAATGCTCAAGTATTTAGCTCATCCCACTTATAAAAATATCCCTGTTCATAACATCGCTGCCATCGTTGCTTCTAAAGAATTACAACAGTTGGGCGCTCAAAAAGAACGGGAAGCACAAAAGAAAGTTGCGGAAACAAAAGATAAAGGATCAACTGTTCGTCAACCAGTAGGAAAAGTAGACTGGCACACCGCATCAAAAGAAGATTATCAAGCGCAAAGAGCGAGAGTATTCGGTCATAGTTAAGGAGGATTTATATGGACACAAATTATGAAGAAAAAACAGTAAAGGAATTACAGGGAGAATTAGTAACACTTGGGTTTTCCGAGGATGATTCAAAAAAGTTTACAATAAAGGCTACAATTATAGCGACGATTAACGCTATGAAATCAAAAAAAGAGCCTGAAAAAGTAGACACATTGAATCCTACTCCAGATCCAAAAGAGGAAAAAAATATAGAGGATAATTGGAAAAATAAAACCTATAGAATGTGTGACTTTCTTGAATCACAACCTAAAGTATCCGTAATGATTCCCTGTGAGCCAAACGAAAAGCCGGGCGTTGTAGAAACGGTTATAGTTCAAGGAAGAAAACAATATAAATATATATCTGGTGCTGTGTGGAGCAAAAGTTTCAATGGATACCGCGTTATTGTTCCAAAGGGTGTCTATTATGAAGTTCCCAAAAAAGTAGCGGATAATATAGCAAATGAATTGAATCAAACCTATCTGGCTGGTCAAAAGTGGAATTTAGATAGGCTTGATGAACGGACTGGTAAACCAGTACGGGATCAGTTGTAATAAAAACTGTGAAGCAAATTAAACTCACTAAAGGAAAATCCGCAATCGTTGATGATGAAGATTTTGAATGGTTGAATAAATGGAAGTGGCATTTGCATACTTCTTCTGGAAAAATGTATGCTAAAAGAACAATATATCCAAAAAACAAAAATATATTGCCACATCATACCAGAATTAAAAAAGATTTATTGCTCCACCGTGTCGTGATGAATTATTTTGGTAAAAAAGATATAGATCATATTGACGGAAATGGATTGAATAACAAAAAAAATAATTTAAGAATTTGTAGTCATTCTACTAATTTACGAAATTGTAAAACTCCAAGTACAAATACAAGTGGATATAAAGGTGTCTGTTGGCATAATAATAGATGGGAAGCAAGAATGAAAGTTAATGGAAAAATAATAAATTTTGGAAATTTTAATAATAAAGATAAAGCAATAGAATCAATAAAAAAAGCATTTAATGATTATTTTAATGTTGGTGCTTGACAAACTGTTTTTTTTGAGAGATTATATTAGATAACAGTAAACGTGAATGGAAAAACCATAGCGCTAGATCGAAAGATCGGCGCTTTTTTTAATGCAAAGAAAGGAAAACCTATATGGCAGACACAACGAGAACTCAAATAAGCGCAGAAGTTAATTGTTTTTATGACAGGACTCTTTTAGATAAAGCAGTCCCCGCTTTTATCCACAATCGTTTCGCACAGGTTCGTGATATTCCAAAAAATTCTGGAGTGAACGTCATCAAATTCCGTAGATATGGACTGTTGACCGCTACGACCACAGCACTTTCAGAAGGGGTAACACCAGCAGGTAGCCAACTCTCAATCACAGATGTGACCGCAACGACAGCACAGTACGGTGACTATGTGACCTTAACAGATGTAGTCTTGATGGAAACATACGACCCAATCTTGACTGAAACCGCAGACATTCTTGGCGAACAGGCTGGAGATTCTCTTGACCAGCTTTGCCGAAATGTCTTAGTCGCTGGAGCTTCTGAACAGTTTGCCTCAACTGCAACAACCGTTGCAACAGTTGATGATCCGATGAAGTTGGATCGTGCAGAAGTCAAAGAAGCAGTACGGACTCTTAAAGGAAACAACGCGAAACCGATTACGAGCATGATTAACCCATCAACTGGGTATAACACGACTCCGTTAAACGCAGCATATATCGGTATCGTTCATCCGAACACGACTTACGATTTGGATGACGCAACTGGCTGGATTCCAGTTGAAAAGTATCCCAATAAAAGCGATGTGATGCCAAATGAAGTTGGATCACTTGCAGGAGTTCGATTCCTTGAATCAACCAATGCGTATACAGTAGCGGGTACACTCGTCACGACCGTCTACGGAACATTGATCTTTGGACAGAACGCATACGCACAGACACGGATTTCAGGGGAAGCTCTGAAAAACATTGTCAAACCGCTTGGGAGTGCAGGGACAGCAGACCCGCTTGACCAGAGAACCACAAGCGGATGGAAAGCAACCTATGTAGCAAAAGTATTAAATGCAAACTACATAGTAGTTGTCTATCACGCAGTATCAGCTTAATTGAAAGGAGCATTATATGGCAATAACATCAACCCAGAGTAAAGTTCCAGCAAGTGTATGTAATATCGCAACTGGTCGGTATATCACTACGACTACCGCAGCAGCGTTTGACATTACAACTGGATTCAGACCGAGATATGTTCGAGTTGTCAACAACACATCAGGAGATGAGATTGAATGGTTTGAAGGAATGACTGATGCGTATGGACACAAAAGAGTGGCAGCAGGAACAGGCGCACAGGTAACAACTCTTGGAATTACTGATAACGCAGACGGATTCACGGTTGGACTTGATACGGACATTAACGTCATCAATGAACAGCTTTCTTGGATCGCGATTGGCTAAGGTTAGGTTCGCTTATAAAGCAATCTAATCTCATCTAACTAACGGTTAGGATGGGTTAGGTATAGAAAGGGAATATGAACCGATCAATGATAAATTCAGAAGTAGTACATGGAAATTATGGACTTGAAAAAGCTCTGAAAGATATGGCAGAGGAATTAAGTCCTACTTCTTTTGGAAAAGTCAGATATGTTATTCCTTCTTCTGATGCCTCACCTTTTCAGCAAGGCCCAGATCATCATTATGTAGATTTCGTAAGAGAACATCAAGAAATTTATTCTGATGGAACATATAAAGTATATTCAACTCTTTCAGCTGCAGTTAGTGCAGCAGATGAATATGACACGATTATCGTTGCACCCGGACTTCAAACCATTACCTCTACTATTGAGATCACAAAAAATGGATTGAGGATTTTTGGAGTACAGCCAACAATTTATTCTCAAGCATCAACCATAAAATGTTTAACAGGAACACAAAATATATTCTTAATTAAAGCCGATAGAGTTGAAATTGCCAATCTTTCTCTTTCAGAAAGAGTTGCTGCAAAAGCAATCGCAATCGGAGATACCGCAGGACAGGCATATTATCAGATATATATTCACGATTGTAACTTTGATGCGTATTCAACAGCTCTTTATGGAATCGCACCGGGGAACGTAACGGATGCAAATAATTCTCATGTTGATCCAGTCAATTTAGTAGTTGAACATTGTATATTCAACGGATTTGTAACCGCAGCTATCGTTGCAAACGGAACGAGAGATGCGTATATAGGAAATACAATATTTGTTCCAAGTTCAGGAGTCGGAATTATCGCAGACAAACACACCGATTCACGGTTCTACGGAATTATCCGAGACAACCTTATCATCGGAACTGGAACAACTGATACGGGTATCCAAGTAACAGATGTCGGTTCAGCAGCAGGACTTTATGCAATAGTCGACAATACGATTCAGGGTTGTGCTACGACAATTACAACGCAAACCTATCTTCAAGGTGGAGGCAACGAAACATTAGCTGCTGCAACTGGAACAAGAACAGCTATTGATATAGTTACCTAATCTATATGCAAACCTATGACGCTACCATTGACCTTGACGGGCAGGGAAGGTCAATAGATGCTCCTCTCCCATTCGTAACAAGCAAAAGAATTACTTTTATTGGTGGTACGACAAATGCTATTGGTGACTACGATGGTACAGGTGATCCATTCACAATTTTCAATGTAACTGGGGATGTGATGTGTTTTGTCGTTGGTATCTGTAAAACAACTTTAGTTGGTGGAGCTACTCTTGAAGTTGGAGTAACGGATAATACCGCAGCAATCCTTGCTCAAATATCTGACGCTACTACTCTTGTAGAAAATGAAGCATGGCATGATGCTACCCCAACACTAGCCGAAGCTATGACTGCCAGGTATCACTTTATCGGTGGAGGATTAAATATCATAGGATCAATAGGTACGGCAAACATAACTGCTGGAGTTATTGACTTTTATTGCTTCTGGAGACCTCTATCAAGCGATGGACTTGTTGAATCCGCATAACTTGATTTATTTCTTGGTATTGGTAGTATAATGGTATTATATGACGACTACCGCACTTGCAGCATACGTTCGATTACGAACACGCACGAATAGCACCACGCTTACCAATGACGATCTCCTTATCTTTGCCAATGCAATCAAAGAAAAAATAGTTCTACAGGCGCTTGAAACAGACGAAGATATTTTTTGTGTACCCACATATCTTAATTTAGTTGCCAATCAGCGAGAATACCCTCTCCTTTCTACCATGCTTTCCCGCATTAAACGAGTAGAGGCTAAATTAGATGGAACAAATTGGCTGAAACTCAATGAGTTTGATTTAACTTCTCATCAACAACCAGTAACTCCAGAAACAAATATAACCTATAACTTCTCTAATGAAGAAGGAAATGCGTTTTATGATATTATTCGCAAGTCTATTGTTCTCTATTCGGGGACAATTACTTCTGTAACCGATGGACTTCGTATCTGGCTGAATACTTGGCCAGCAGACTTTACTTCAATGGAGGGTACAACAGATATGAGCGTTGATCCTTCTACTACTACGCATGGATTCCCGAAAGAGTTACATGGTGTTCTGGCTACAGGAATCATAATTGACTGGAAAGGAAGCAGAGAGAAGCCACTTCCATTGAACGAACAGGAGCTAACGTACGATAGAGACCTTTCTAGGGCAATACAGAGTCTTAAAAAAGGGAACTATGATCGTGAAGTTATTGGTCAAATTCCATCAAACGATGGATCGGACTATTAAATATGCCTACCTATGACACCAACGTAACAGTTGTACCAAAGGCAACCAGTCCGACTGTCACAGTTGTTGCTAAACCAGCAACGCCAGTAGCAACTATTGTTGCAAAGGCAACCAGTCCGACTATAACAAGAGTGCCAAAGCCATATATAGAGTCAACAGTCTTATTAACCGAAGCAAGTGCAGAATTGATGATGGAAAATGGGGAAATTTTACTTATTATATAACTATGGGTTCAAAACTAAGTGAATTAGCTACTCTTGAAACTACACCCGCAACAACGGATTTAGTTCCTATCGTTGATGTATCTGACACTACACAAAGCCCGGGGGGATCAACAAAGAAAGTAACTATTGATGTTCTAGGTGCAATAGTTGGTGCGACAGGCGCAACAGGGGCTACAGGAGCTACAGGAGCTACTGGCGCAACAGGGGCAACGGGGGCTGCGGGTGCAACGGGAGCTACAGGGGCAACTCCAGCAGGACAAATATTTTTGAGCGCAGCAGGAGGATGGCCTTCAACAACTGCGGGTTGTGCCTCAAATGCTAAAGGAGAATTGTCATCAAATAAAATAAACCTTTATTCTCTTGATTTTGATACAACTACCGCAGAAAATGCTGAATGGACACTTGCTATGCCTTCTGATTGGGATGGTGGAACGATTACCGCAACTTTCTATTGGATGCACGCTGCAACAGATACCAACTTCGGTGTCATGTGGCAAATAGCTGGAAGAAGTTATGCAAATGATGATGCTTTGGATCAGGCGTTTGGTACATTACAGGAAGTATCCGACACTGGTGGAACAACAAGCGATCTTTATGTGAGTGGCGCAACTCCAGCAATAACGATAGCAGGAGCAGGAGCGAGTGAATTAGTGCAATTCAGAGTAACTAGAGATCCAACAGATGATGCAGATACGCTCGCGATTGACGCAAAATTATTAGGAGTTATGCTCTCATTTACCAGATCATAATATGTCTACAGTTATAGCTCTAGTTGTCGGTGGAGGTGCTTCGGGTGAAGTTGGAGCTGATAGAGGTGGAGGTGGTGGAGGGGAAGCGACCTACGATGCCACTCACGCAGTTTCTCAAGGAGATTATCCAGTCGTTGTCGGAGCAGCAACAAGCGGTGAGGCTAATGGAAACGATAGTACCTTTGACACCTTAACGGGAGATGGTGGATATTATACTCCTGGGGGAAGGGTAGGTGGCACTTCAGGAAGCGGAAAAGTAGGTGGTAATCCACCAGACGGAATCACAGGAGGAGCTGGAGGCGGAGACGCTACGGCTGGAAGTGGCTCTACAGTTGGAGCTGGGACAACATACTGGGGTACCGTATACGGTCAAGGAGGTTGCTCTGCAGCCGGGACAACACATACACCCGCAGCAAATTCAGGAGAAGGAGGATGTGGAGGTTCAAGCGGTGGGTGGACTAATGGAGCAGCTGGTAAAGTAATAATCCGATATTTAACAGCCGACTTCGGAGCGTGTTCTGGTGGAACTATCACTACAGACGGGTTATATACCGTTCATACATTTACATCAAATGGAACATTTACTGTTGTAGATCCATACTCTTTCCGTCATGGTTTTACTAATTTTCAAAATCCCGGTATCGTTTAGTATGGATATTTACTATGGACATATCAGCAGTTATCATGGGTTTTAATGAAGAAAAAAATATACCCTCTCTATTTACTTCGCTAAAAGGGCTTTCTGACGTTGTTTTTATAGACCATCACTCTACAGACCAGACTGCTAAACTCGCAAAAGAGTATGGAGCGCGGGTATTTGTGCGGGAATTTCACTGTTATGGAGTAGCAAACAAAAAAGATATTAGAGAATTTGAGGAACGATTTGGATTCAAACCAACATTTACTATTGGTCAAAAAATGTTTGATGGAGGATATGAGAGAAATTGGGGAGCAGAACAGGCAAAAAATGATTGGATACTTAATATTGATTGCGATGAAAGAGTAACGTGGGACTTAGAAGAAATAAAAAAACTCTTACCAACGGCAGATCAGATAGGATGCAAATTCTATCATATGCCAGATTATTCGTTTCTAATGTTCAAACTTTATAATAAAAAGGTGTCTCAATTTATAGCAAAAAGCCATGAAGCAGTTGAAATGTTGGGAGTACGGATTATAACTGATAAAATGAAAATAGATCATTTTAATAGAAATTTACTACTAGACAGAAGCAATTTGCTTTCAAAATTAGAATATCAGGCATTAAAAGAATATACCTCACGGAATATTTACTATTTAGCGCGGGAGTATTACGCTGTTAATCGATATAAAGATTCTATCCAATTATTCAATCTCTATCTCAAAACTGCACGATTTAATAAGGAAATTCAAACTGCATTACTTTTTATGACTCATTGTTATATAGAACTAAAAGATAAAGATAAGGCGCGACAACATTGTTTATGGGCGATAGGGGTGTGTCCGAATTGCGTAGCAGCGCTTGAACTTATGTCTACAATTTGTGATGAAAAAAATTCAGACACTTGGAAACGATTTGCAACACAAGTCCAAAATGAAGAAGTTTATTTTTAGGTATATAATAACTATATGGCACAAAATAAAAGCGGAATCATCCCACTTGAGCAGTATAATATGGGGGGACTTTCAGCCTCAAAATGGTCTGGGAAAAAGAACTCGTTTTATAAACTCACAGGTCTAGATCCACATTCCATACCGGGAATCCTCACGGTTGAACAGAAAATGACCAAAGATAGCGGTTCTACAGTAACGGAGTTCTGTAAAGCTCGACTCAACTGCTCTAACGGTTCTCAATTTTGGGGATCATCTACATCGGGAAAGATTTGGGAAAGGACTTCTGCGGGTGCATGGAGACTCGTACATACCCTCACACCAGTTGTCGGATCAGCAAATGTCCTCGACATGGAAGAATATCAGGGATATATCTATATTGCTACACAAAGCAGACTTCATCGTATTCTTGTAACTGATGCAGATGATAATGATTGGGCGACTGATTGTGTAGAGGATTGGGCTGAATTTAATTTGGATCAAACTATTGGAGGAACGGGAGAAACTGCCTATTCGCTTGAAACATCTATTGCTGAAACAGCAACAAAACTACAGACTTTTACCGCAGGAGAATTACTACTTGAAAGTGTACGGTTAAAAATAGTTGCCAAAGGAACGGGAAACTGGACAGTTACCATCCATGATGCCTCAAATAACTCTATTGGAACTGCGACAGTAGCAAACGCAAGCCTCGCTGTAGGACTCAACTATTTTACTTTTTCATCTCCTCTGAATCTTCTCAAAGCAAGTGTGTATCATGTCCACGTTACCTCAACAGTAGCGGATGGAACAATAGACACAAGCGTTGCAACTGATTGTGAAGGCGCACAAATGAGCTTCTATACAACCTCAAATTCAAGTTATCATCCGATGTTCTCTCATCCCGGTCAGCAAATACTTTATATAGGAGATAATAATTACGTTCATCAGGTAGATGCTGGTACGTTTACTAGAGAAGCGTTAGACATAACTCAACCACTTATTGTGAGATCGTTAGGTCAATTAGGCTCTGATCTTCTTTTAGGAACGTATATAGCTGATACTGTTACGGGCGCTCAAATAATCCGTTGGAATGGGTGGAGCGTGAGCTTTACATCTTCTGATCCTGTACCAGAAATAGGGATAAATGCGTTCTTGCCAGCAGATAATTTTACGTTGGTTCAGGCAGGGAATAAAGGAAATATCTATTACTATAACGGTCAACAACTTGAACTCTATGGAAGAATCCCCGGTGATTATTCATCAACTGCCTACGGAGAAGTCTACTATCAATCAGTGGGAAACAAGGAGAGTCAGATATTATTTGGGTTCTCTAATGGTTCAGGAAATCCCGCAGATCAGGGAATCTATCGGATTGCACGACACGATAAAGACTACCCCTATATCATGGACTTCCCGTACCCGATAAGTGAACGAAGCGGAACTGATCTAGTGACCACCAGTCTTTCTATAGGTGGAATCCTTGTTGCTGGATCAGATATTTATGTGGCATGGAAGAATGGTAGTAGTTTTGGTATTGATAAGATTGATTCCTCAAACAAGCTCAACGGAGCATACTTTGAGTCGAGAATTATGACGGTAAACCGCGAGGAGTTTTCCAATATGTCAAAGATTGTTTTCTCCTATGCAGACCTTCCAGCAAGCACCAGTCTTAGTTATTACATAGACCGGAATTACACAGGATATGGGAGCGCACTCACTACAGTTGATGATACAGATAGAAATACCATATCAACAAAAGATAACCAAACTGATTTTTCTACGTTACAGGTCAAAGTTACATTCACTACAAGTTCAAATTCAGCACCTAAAATCGAAAGTGGGGGTGTATTTATAATTTAATATGGACACGATCCAAGCCTTCAACGATGTCCAAGATGCAGGTATGCCACAGGCAGACGGTCTCTATGGTCAACAGTACCTCGATAATATCTTGAGTATGCAGGTAGGAAGTGGTACATCAGTCTTTCGGGCAGATGAAAGCGGGTTATGGTTGGGAGCGAATAAGTTTGCGGATGCACCGTTTAAGATTGATATGCAGGGGAATATCTATGTTGAAACGGGTAGTGGCACGATTGTTATAGATGGAATAAATAATCGCATCATTATCAACGATGGAACAAATGATCGTATACTAATCGGCTACCACGCTAACGGATTTTAATATGTATGTCACTCAACTATGGTATCAAGGTGTCTACACCAGCAAATGAAGTCCTTACACAACTGGACAAAGATCTCGCGTTCACGACAAAGTATTCCACAATAAAGATACTTAAAGCAGGTGATATTTCAGTAACCACAGATGGATCAGGAAATGGAACAGAAAGTGTTACGCATGGATTAAGTTATGCTCCTGCATATTTAGCCTATCAAAAATGTACTGCAAGCTGGCCGTTTTTAGATGCCAATACTCACGCAAACGCATACGTTCAAGATCCCGGCATCGTTAATATGTGGGGAAGTGCTAATAATCATGCGCTTCATGTTTATACAGATAGCACAAAGATTTATTTACAGGCAAAAGGAGCAACTGCTAGCACCACGTTTACCATTCATTATGTACTTCTTCTTGATCTTGCGGAGGATTATAGCGGTGCAAGTTCATTGTTTGATAAAAATATAGGATTTAAGGTGAGCAAACCGGGGGTAGACGTTTTAACCGCTAAACCCTATGAGTTGGCGTTTACTTCACGGTGTAGGTCACTTCAATATCATGCAGTTAATTACAAAACTGAAACTTTGACTTTACCTCCAGCATGGGCTTCTATTGTTGATACAACAGTTGAAGAAGGAACATATGTAGACATCAATCATGGATTAGGATACCCACCATTATTTTTAGCATTTTTTACAACAGACCATGACGCAAGTACGCCCAGCACATTACTACCAATAGTAAGTTACAATAGTATTGATGGTTTTGCGTATATGGTAAGTGGTTTTTGTGATGCAACAAAAGTTCGATTATCATTTTATAGAATGTCTGTGTGGTGGGTTACAGCAAATCCAAATTATAATTATTCTGAAACAATAACCCTACGTTGCTTTATTTTTACAGAGGATTTAAGTCAATCATTTTGATATGGCAAACGAAGATTCACATTATCCTTCTGATTTAGGAACGCAATACAGTGCGTTTGGAGGCGGAGAAACTTTTAATTATTCAAAATTAGGTAAAAGTCCTGATGCGGGTGTTTGTCATGCGGCATTTAGATTTACTGGAATAACCGTTCCACAGGGAGTTACTGTCAATTATGCTCAATTAAGTTTTTATGTTGATGAAAAAGGTACTGGTACAGGAAGCAACCTTAAATATATCTGTAATGGTATAGATGAAGATAACACATCAGCGTTTGGTTCTAATCCTTGGGGACGGGATAGAACAACAGCAACCGTTACCGATCAGTCATCACTTCCTAATGTTGGTGGAACACTTAATATAAATGTGGCAAGCATGGTTAATGAAATAGTTGGAAGATCTGGATGGTCAAGCGGAAATGCTATGGGATTTTTACTTTTTGATAATACTTCAAGTGACGACCATTGGATACGGGATAGTTATGGTTACAGCATATTAGCAATTCGAGTATCATCAGAGCCTAATTTTCTTCCCACTCCGAAAAGTATTTCCGCACCAACATTTCCAACTGCAACGAATTATGGAATAAAAATAAGTAAGACTGGCGTTGATGTCATGGATGCAACAGATTCAGAACTACTTTTTACAACACGGAAAAAAATTGTAAAGGTAATAGCCGAAGGGGAAACAACTACAACTGCTGGGGTAGAAAAACTACTCGCTCATGGATTGGGGTATACTCCTTGTGTCATGGGATTTATTGAAGCAGGAACATATAGGGTAAAATTAAACAGAGATATAAATGGTTCAACTGATCCAATAGGATCGGGATTACAGGGATATATCGGAGCAGATGATACAAACATAAGCATTATCACAAGCTCCAATGCAACTGTTTATTACTACGTTTTCATTGAAGAACAATCTGTATAGCATGGTGTATAATAAATAAAAGTGGTATAACTAAAAGTATGGCTGACTACGCTGGAAAACCGTCAAGTTTCTATTCTACTACAGGCGGAGTACCTGTTGAGGGCGCTTGGTATTCCGGGCAACGCTATATGGGCGGTCAACTTCTTGCTCCCGGTCAAGATCAGCCGGGACATCAGGTATCTAATGAAGTAATAGCACAAACGAATCCAAATAACGTAGCATACGTTCAAAAGCAACAACAGAACTATCAAGCACCATCTCAACCTACAACTCCCACCACAAAAGAATCCGTTACTCCTTATCTCAACGACTATCAATCTTCTCTCTATAACGCCTCTACCTCTCCCGAAGTCCGTGTCCCAACAATGGAAGAGTTGAAAACAACACTTGCGCCATCTACAGAATTACCATCACTTCTTAATAGGACAGAAGAATTTACGAAACTTCGTACAGAGTATGGCGTAGCAGACCTCGAATCAACGCTCACCAATCTCAAAAAACAGGAGCAAGATGAAATAGCGCTCCTTCGCACTCAACGTGGACTTGAGGAGGGAAAACCTGTGGCTATGGGCGTGATTGCGGGTAGGATTAGTGAGGAAGAACGGGTTGCACAAGAGAGAGTAGATGCAATAGTGAGACAAAAAGCAGTAGTCGCGGATGAACTGAATACTAAATATAGCGTTATCAACCAACTGATGAATTTTAAGAGTTTAGATTATAATGACGCTGTTGCAAGATATGAAGATGAATACAATCGCAACCTCAAACTTTATGATGTTATTCTCGGTCAACAAAAAGAAGCGCGAAGTGCTTATGAATATGCACAAACTTCCGCACGAGCCAATCTTCAGATTTATGTCAATTCCGCAATCAACGGAAATATAGATTATAATAGTCTTTCTCCAGATCAAAAACTGATGATAAACAAATTAGAAATGCAATCAGGTCTACCAGTCGGTCTTATTTCTTCAATAAAAAAAGATCCGAAAGCAGATATAGTATTTACAACAACCAATGAAGGGGTAACACAAATCGGTATGCGGAATCCCGATGGGACAATCAGTGTACAATCCTATGGAACTCGGACAACTGGCGGGACAGCAACAGAACGTGCATCAACACAAAAGAAATCCGACTTTTCAGAAATGAATCAAATACTTACGCTTATGGGTGGAACAGATAAAATTGTTAGCGGATCACAATGGGCTACAGCTCGAAGCGATTGGGCGCAACAGGGATATGATGTAAAAGACTTTGATAGTGCATTTCAAAAATTTACCAATCCAGATTGGGACACCTATGTCGGTCTTAACGATTAACCTATGCCATTCTCAACATTCAGCAAATATGATTACCTTCTAGGAGAGGAAGATAAGAAGAAAAAACCTTCTCAGGTTGCTTCACAGGAACAAAAATTCAAGACGTTTACTCGATTAGGACAAGAGGCGCTTCAATTCAAAGAACCAGAACAGCCAAAACAGGTTGCAACGACTCCAGAGCGTACACCGTCAATTTGGGAAACTGCGAAAAAAAAAGTTGGGGAAGTTGTTTCTACAGTTGGTCAAACAATTAACAAAATGATTCCCGGTGGCGCTCAAGCGGGAATTGAACGAGTAAAACAAGCGCCAGCTTCTTCTTATATTATTGGTGCAGGTCAAACTCCCGCAGAACAAGCAGGTAGACAATATCTAACCGATACTCTTTCAATGGCTGTCAATGGTGTTCAGGGAGTAGGAAAACTTACACCAGCGTATCAAACCTATCGAGCTGTTATAAATAATCCAGTTACTCCAAAAGAATATGCAACAGATTTATTGACCACAGGATTAGACGCATTAGGACTTTCATGGAGATTACAACCAATAGCACCAGCAGTCGGAGCAACGCTTAATACATGGGTTGATGTCCGTAAATACTTTCAAGGAAAAATAGACGCGGGAGAGTTGATAAATTCTCCAGCAAGAGGAATAGCAAATCAACCGGGAGTTGGAGAGGTTATTACTGATAACGTAAACTGGGCTTCCGCAATAGACGTAGCGTTTATGGCTACCATGTTTGCTAAACCATTTGCAACAAAAAAGATTAACCAATTAAACCTTAAAGCACAGGAAATAAATAATCTCAAATCAACATTGGGCGTTGAGCCAAGTGCAACCATGAAAGAAGTCGGTGATGCTTTCAAGGCTAAAATGCGTGAACTACCCGATACCTTTACCGCAAATCCAAACGCTGAGAATATGGCACTACGAAAACAGTTGACTAATGCTTTTAATACTCTCAAAAAAACTGGCGCTCTCGAACAAAAATATGCACAAGCCTATGATTTTATCCAGTCGAAGTTAGGAAAAGTGGAAAGAGCAATACAACCTCAACCAGTCCCGGTGAAACCCAAACAGCTTCCAAGTGGAGAGAAACCAATAACTGATCTTAACAAACCATTAAATGTTAAAAACGCAGAGATTATAAAAGCTGATATATTGAGTGGAAAAAAAGAAGTAGCAAGATTGTCCAATCCAGATCAGTTAAAAATTGCTGTTTCTTATCCAGCAAATAATTTACCAGAAACCGCAACTCCAGATACGCTTGTAAAAGTCTATCGGGCTGGTACAGATATTGAAACAAAGACTGGTGATTTTGTAACACTTGATAAAACTAATGCAGAAAAGTATGTAGAGCAACGGGAAGGTTCAAAAGTAATGACGGCACAAGTTTTACTCAAAGACCTTGTGTTTTCAGGTGGATTAAAGTCAGAGTTTATCTATGTACCTAAAGAAGAAACAAAGCCTCCTACGGTCACTACAGAGGGTCAAAAAGAAGCCCCCATAAGTACAATGGAAGAAATAGGCAAACAAATAGAAAAAAAAGCTATTAAAGAATATGGAACGACTACTGTACCAGAAAGCGCTGGATTTATAACAAGTAGCGGAAAAATAATAGACTCATCAGGGAAAAAACAAGGATCAGGAATGGAAGGAAGAAACGTAGATCATAGAGAAATAGCAGTCAACTCAATTCCAGATAACTCAGAAACAGCAGAAATGACAGGTAGTGATGCTCTTAGTTATTTTATGGATAAAACAAACGCCACAAGAATTAGTATAACAACAGATGAAATAAATATAGATACAATTCATAACTTATCTGATAAACAATTAAATCAGTTAGAAAAATTATCTCAAGGAAAAACTATAGTTGCTGATATTTCTAGACTAGATGGAAGTGTTATTAAATCAGGAACATTTAAGTCATTTTCAGAATATAAAAATTGGATAAATACTAATTTTAAGGAAACAATAGAAAAACCACAAGGGCAAACTCAGCCATTATCCGAAGCTAAACCTCCACAGAAAACGGTTGAAACAGGGGGGGGAGCTAGGGTAGTAACTCCCATGAATGAAACAGTAACAAAAGAAGTTCCACGAGAACAATTACCAGTTGGAGATGGAAAAGAAAAAGTGTCTCGTCTTGAGGCGAGAATAAAAGGAGTTCTTGGAAAAGCAAATCAAGGACAAATAGAAACACTTGGATTATCTACTTTTGAACAGATGAATAAAAAAGAAAATATAAGATCAGCTTCCGAATATGTAATTAAAAATCCAGACGAGGCACTAAGAGTATTAAGCGGAGAGATTGAAACACCGAAGGGGTTAGCGCGTAATTCTATTTTTGTTGCCATGGAAAGATTAGCTACAGAAAACAAAAATGTTGATTTATCAAGAAAATTAGCATCATTGCGATCTACAAGATTTGGACAAGAATTGAGTATATTAACTGAACTTGATCCAGAATCTCCTGTAAAAGCCATGAGTGATATAGTAAAGATACGGATACAGGAATTTGAAAGAAAACACAAAGGAGAAAGTGTTGCCAAAGCTAAAAAAAGGGTTGTAGAAAATATAAAACGAGAGGTAAAAGCACCAAACATTGACGAATGGTCTGCTTTTATTTCCTCTATCCAATGCTAATATGTCTACTTTTTGTCTAATGAAATCGGAAGTGGAAAAGATAAAAAAGGCTCTGAAAGATGGGACGATTGATCCAGTTAAACTCGCTGGAATGGCAAGCGAGGCACGACATAAGTTTCTCTCTGGTTTTGTAGGAGAAAACAATGCAAAACAAATCAATTCCCTTTTTGAATCTAAATTGCTTCTTAAAAATCAGAAACAAGGTTTTGTAAATTGGGCTAAAAAAATAATTAGTCTTTCTCCTGAAACCAAACGAGATATGCTTTCACGGATTGAAAAATTAGACAAAGTGCTTTCTCCAAAAGAAGAAGAACAATTTTTACAGGATTTAGCGTCAACTAGACTCAAACTAGATGTAACTCAAGAAGAAGCGAAAAATATAAGCGATCTATCAAATAAAATTCAGGAAACAAAATCTAAAGTAAAAGAAGATGGTACATTTTCTAACGAAACAGAACGATTGAGTTACGGTATGGCGAAAGTAAATTTAGAGAATTATGTCAATGATTTGAAACTCCAATCTAAAAAGATATTTTTCCGAGAAGAACCTTTGAAAAAAATAGTAAATATAGCAGGAGAAATACCGGGAATTATGAAATCTGCTGTGGCTTCATTAGATAATAGCTTTTGGGGGAGACAGGGAATAAAAACACTTCTTGATCTTCGTACATCTAAATTATGGGTTAAGAACTTTTTGAAATCGTGGAAAGATATAGGCCAACAAATTTTATCTAAAGGAAAATGGTACAAGTCAGGAGATAATGCAGTCATGGATGCTATTAAAGCTGATATTTATTCCCGTCCTAACGCAATAAATGGAAAGTATGATGCAGGAAATTATGGTTTAAGCGTTTTATCAGAAGAAGCTTATCCCTCGTCTATACCAGAGAAGATACCCCTACTGGGAAGGCTCTTTAAGGCTTCTGAGGTCGCCTACAATGGCGGTGCGCTCCGATTGCGGGCAGATCTAGCAGATAGATATATTAAAATTGCTGAAAAACAAGGAATAAATACATTAGATAAAGCACAGGCACAAGGAATAGGACAACTCATAAGCTCCATGACTGGTCGTGGAGGTCTTGGTAAAGGTGAGGTTCTATCTAAAGAAGCAAACGCCCTCTTATTTTCTATAAAGTTTTTAAAATCAAATGTTGATACATTGACTGCTCACCAATTTGATTCAAAAGCGACACCATTTACTAGAAAAGAGTCAGCAAAAAATCTATTAAGCATTGTTGGTACGATTGCTTCTATTTTAACAATGGCTAAATTATTAAATAAAGATAGTATTGATGAAGATCCACGAAGTACTAATTTTGGAAAGATAAAAATTTTTGGTCATTGGACTGATATTACTGGTGGAATGGGATCATTGGTAACTCTTGCTTCCCGTCTTGTTCCAACAGTTCATAATGGAAAATTAGGATTTTGGAGTAAAAGCAGTACGGGAAATTGGACAAATCTTATAGAAGGAAAATATGGTCAACAAACTGCATTAGATGTGTTTGAGAACTTTTGGGAAGGAAAACTCTCTCCTATGGCTGGATTAGTACGAGATATTTGGAAAGGAAAGAACTTTCAAGGTGAACCGATCACGTTCAAAAATGCGCTATCAAATTTAGCTGTTCCTATCTCAATTCAAAACTTCAATCAATTAAAAGACGATCCAAATTCCTCTTTTCTTCTAGGTTCAATGATTTTAGATGGTCTTGGTCTTTCTACCAGCACCTATACATATAAATCCGATTGGACTACGAGTACTGGAAAAGAGTTATTGCAGTTCAAAGAAAAAGTTGGATTGGACAAATTCAAACAAGCAAACGAAGATTTTAATAGAGCATATAGTGAGTGGTTTACCAACATTTCTCAAACTTCTGAATATAAAAATCTATATGATGAATCTAAATCAACGCTTTCAACAAGCGCAAAGGCAGATATAAAAGAAAAGGTGTTTAAGGAGTATCATTTTAAGTACCAAGAGAAGAAAAAAGATGTAAAAGAAAAACAATCAATAAAAAGATTGTTGCCAAAGTGATACAATAAAATTGTATGAAAGAGGAACATCAATCATTTTTAAGCAAACCAGAAATTCAATTCTGGATTCCTATTGTCATCTATGCAGTAACAATCTCAACCTCTTATATGCTTCTTTCTAATAAAATTGATCTTTTAAGTATGCGGGTAGAATCGTTTAATAAAGAGGTAACAGCGCTTGATACGAGAGTAAACAATCTCGCAATTTCTGTAAACAACTATATCGGTTCATTGCGAGCGCATATTGGACAGTAATATGAAAATAGCAATATATTTCGTTCAACCCATGTCTTTTACGGGTATACCAAATACTTCTTCTTGGGCTGGATATGATTTTCTTCAATGGACAGGTGATACTTATCACCCCGGATTGGATTATAACTATGGCGCAGGAGAGGCAGACAAAGGAAAACCAATTTTGTGTATAGGAAACGGATATGTAGAAAAATGCTTATATTGGGATGGATCAACAAAAGGATTCGGAAACCACGTTTTTATTAAACACACACTAGAGGATGGTTCAGTTTGGTATTCTCACTATTGCCATTTAGATTCCATAACTTGCAAAGAGGGACAGGATATTGATATGGGTTCGGAAATAGGAAAATGTGGTGGATCGGGAGGATGGCCTTCTCATCTCCATTTAGAAATAAGAAAAGCAACAGGAAAAGGATATAATTTTTGGCCGAAACCACCAGAATATACAAAAGAATGGATAGCCTCAAATTATGCTGATCCTTTTGGGTTTATTGAAAAAAGAAAATATACTGGACAAGATGTGGGAAGCGATACTATTCCTGTTCTTAAAAAAGACTTTGAGAATATGCGAAGAAAATGCGATCTCTATGAATGGATAATCCAAACTCTTAAAATTACCGATAGTGAAACAGTTGTAAAAGAAACTATCAACAAAGCACTTACCTATGAAGATACTATAGCAAAACTTGAAAGAGAGAAACGGGACATTGGATCAACAGCAGAAACCTTACAGAAACAACTGGAATTAGTTAGATTGGAACTTGAAAAAGAAAAGAAAATAAATCAAGAACATCTTGCAACTTTAACCGATCAGACACAAAAAGATCAAATAAGAATACAATCACTTACCAATACCGTAGAGGCACTCCAAAAGTCACTAAGCGAACTTAAAACACAATCACAGAAGCCAGTTAAAAAACCGTGGTATATAAAATTACTTGAATTATTGGGAATGAGGTGAATTTTATGACGCGTGAAGCAACTGGAAAAGGAACATTATTAACAGCAGGGATAGCCTTCATGGGAGCAGGATCAACTTTACTTCTTACTGAGAAATGGTACGTTGGTATTCTTATGGCTATCGTAGGAGCTGGATTCATCTTTTTGAGGGAATACTTGAAAGAAGCATAATTTTGAGATTCTGTATTGACTTGTAATGGCTTTGATTATTTGAAGTGGCTATCTATCACGGATAATAATGAAGTGCTTTTCTCCTACACTAAAATCCGTTTCATTCTGTAATTTTGCGGTCATTATAAATTGATTGATGACTTTTTCAAATTCCTGTTCTATTTTTGATCCTTCTGGTTTTGCTTCCCGAACCATAAGTTGACGGCCATTAAAAAACTCTCCATTCATTTTTTCTATTATCTTGTTCGCTTCTTCTTCTGTGGACATTTCAACAAATCCAAATCCCCGCGATCTTCCTGTGTTTCTATCCAATACAACGGTTGCGGTTTTTACTTTCCCAATATTGCTGAAAGCATTTTGAAGTCCTATATCATCAACAGACCATTGAAGATTACCTACATACAGACGAGTATTCATATCTTTCTTCCTAACCTTATTATTTTAT